GTTACACCGCGATGACCCAACAGCGCCCTCGCTCCGTCGTTCGGATTGTAGTCAACGTCAATGCGGCACGCCCTGAACAGCGCCCCCCCCCGCGGCACGCCCCGCCACTCCCGGTCGTTTGTCTTGCCGGCGAAGTCCATTATCGTGGAGTCCACTTCCGGCGGCAACAGGAACTCGTGCGCGACTATCATGCTTGGCACGCATATCACTGCCATGCCGGCTGCTTGGTCAAGTTGAGTCATGGCTCCCTCGTGAGTTGCCGTTTACCTCAGCCCCATGTCCTCGCGCGCGGCCCGGGAA